CTGTGTCTGTGATGCAAATGATTAATGAGGTAGGAAATCATGTTAAAGCAGGTAAAAACAGAAGGACCGCACTTATGGCGGAACTTAATGTGGATCACCCTGATCTACTGGACTTTTTGCACATTAAGCTGGATCTATCACAGCTAACAAACTTCAACATCTCAGTTGCGATTACTGATAAGTTTATTGAAGCATGTGAGAACGATGACACTTGGCAGTTCAAGTTTGGTAACCGAGACTACAAGGTCTACTCGGCAAATAGGATCTCCAGTGACGGCCACAGTGAAGTTATTAACATTGTTGGGTTGTCCGAGGAGGATGCTCTGGGTCGTGCGAAGCAGCACCACCTTCGTGGTTGGGATGATCAGTTTGAAGACGTTCAGGAAGTTCAATTCAAGGCTATTGATCTGTGGAATCGACTGTGGGAAAATGCGGTTAAGTCTGGTGAGCCGGGTATCTTCAACCTGTCACTGACAAATCGTTACACAAACATGTCCTATTTCCTTCGCATGAATGCCACTAACCCTTGTGGTGAGATTCCGTTGGACTCTTACGCTAATTGTTGCCTGGGGCACGTTAACCTTTCCAACATGGTAAACGAGGACGGTAGCGACTTGGACTGGAATCGACTTGCCAGAACCATTCGCACTGGCATCCGATTCCTCGACAACACCCTGACCGCAAATCATTACCCGATTGAAGAGTGTAAGATTGCGGGTGATCGTTCGCGTCGGATTGGTCTTGGCACGATGGGTCTGCACCACATGCTCATCAAGCTCGGCATTAAGTATGGTACGGATAAGTGCATTGAGTTCATTGATCGACTCTACACCACAATTCGCAACGAGTCTTACCTTGCTTCGGTTTACATCGCCCGCGAGCGTGGTTCTTTCCCAGAGTTCAATGCTCGCAAATATCTTAACGAAGAGTTCGCTAAGACTCTCCCTGCTCGCATCCGAATGCTGATCAAGGAGCATGGTATTCGTAACGCTGTAATGCTTACGGCTGCCCCTACGGGTACGATTTCCATGGTGCATGGCGCCTCGACTGGTATTGAGCCGATCTTTGCTCCGATGTATAACCGTCGTTATCGTGAGGGCAACACTTGGAAGTCCACTCTGGTCCTTGATCCTCTGTTCAAGGAGGAGTTAATGAAGGGTAGCAATGGTCGTCACATTGTGGGCGCTTACGATATCACTGCTGAACAGCATATGGCAGTTCAAGCTTGTATTCAAAAGTATGTTGATAACGCGATTAGCAAGACCATCAACCTGCCTAACGATGCGAGTCATGAGGTGGTGTCCAAGATGGCTCTCAAGTATGCTCCATACTTAAAAGGTATGACAGTTTATCGCGCAGGGTCGAAGGGCATGGAGCCGTTGGAAGCTCTTTCTCCGACTGATGAGAACATCGCTAAGGCTAGGGAACTTATCGCTTCTGAACAGGCCGAAAGTGAGATGGCAGTTGAAGCCTGCAAGATTGGCGGGGAGTGTGGGGCTTAATGCCTTATTACAACTACTACTGCGAGCAATGTGACAAAGAAGATATGCGTCACATTCCTATGGTGGATGAAGTTTTCACTGAGCAAGTTCTAGTTAGCAGTCTCAGTCAGGAAGAGATCGATGACCTTCCTGACTGGGATGATCCTAGAGATTACGAAGTTTACGAGGAAGTTGAGTATGGAAAGTTGCCTCCTGAAGAGGTAAAGTGTGCATGTGGAGGCATGGCTGAACGCATTGTCAGCGATGCTCCTTCAATTAAACATGGTAGGAATTCTTATCACGCTATGAGGGAGCGTCAACGATACAATACTCAAGGCATGGATAAAGTTCAAGCTGAGAAGTTCTACAAAGAATCTGTTGAAGCCTCAAAGCAGCGTATAAAAACTGGTGATCAGCACTACAAGCCAGTCCATCCTAACTTTAAAGTACTAGCAGAGCAAGGTTTAGCCACAAAACTAACCGACCAGCAGCGTGCCGATAAGATACAAAATCTGAAAAATGCTAACCGGACGCTGACCAAAGATGGTACAATCGGAAAAGCAGCAAGAAACCCCAAACCCTAATAAGAATGCCATACCACATCAGTGACAACACCAAGCGTGGATGTCTCTACCTTCTCAAAAAGGACATTGAGTTCTTCTCAGAGATAGTCCCTCTTCTAAAGGCGGATTACTTTGATTTCCCAGCCTATAAGAATGTGTTCTTGGGAGTTCGCAATTACTACGACAAGTATCGTAAGCTTCCATCCGATGGTGTTCTTCCTGATTTTATTAATGCAAGTGTTTCAGGTGCATCGGACGAAGGCATTGATTACGAGAACACGATAGCTGAGATTAACACCATTGATAAATCCTGTCTTGAGGATCGTGAGTTCCTCTTGGATACAGTTGAGGAGTTTGCTAGACAGAAAGCCATGGACTCGGCTGTCCGAAAGGCGATGGTAATTCTTAACGAAGAGGGTGAGATCGCTGAAGTTGAAGAGCTTGTTAAGAATGCTCTTCTTGTTAACAGGAACGTGGATGTAGGTCAGGATTACTTTGAAGAAGTAACTGCTCGCTTGTTCAGATCTTATCAAAATAAAGATGAGAGTAAGATCGCCACCGTATTCACCACTCATGATCGAAACCTTGAGGGTGGACTAGCGGCGAAAGAACTTGCGATTGTAGTAGCACCCCCAGGTGTGGGTAAGTCTCTGTACCTTGTAAATCAAGGAGCAAGGGCTATTTACGATGGTAAGAATGTTCTTTACGTCTCATTAGAAATGAGTCAGGACAAAATTGCTGGTAGGTTCGACTCTGTTCTCACTGAGATTAGGAACTCAGATCTTAAAAAGCCTGTAGCTCAACTCAAGCTGAAGGACAGATTGCGAGAGGTCAGGGACAAGACTAACGGCAGATTAATCATTAAAGAGTTTCCCACGGGTGCCTCTAATGTAAATCAACTTAGGGCTCTACTGGTTCAACTTAGGCTGCACAAGGACTTTGTGCCTGATCTTATCATTGTAGACTATTTGGAACTTTTACGGCCCAATAGATTGATTGAATCAGAGTATCAGGCACAGCAGAGGATTGCTGAGGAGCTTAGAGGTTTAGCCGTTGAACATAAATGCTTAGTCTGGACAGCTTCACAGACCAACAGACAGGCTCGTAGGGTTAATATTATTACGGACGCCGAACTTGGCGACTCCTACGGTAAAATTCGCCCTGCCGATTGGGTTATCTCTTTAAATCAGAATCAAGAGGAGTATGATGAGGGAGTCATGAGAGTCTTCGTTATCAAGGCCAGAGACTCAAAGCAACACTATCTAATTAACATTGGGGTCGATTACACCACACTTCAAATGAGAGAACCTTCCCATGAAGAACAGCACGCCGAGTGACTTTCCTTTTATAAAGGAAAAAAAGCATCTCTACAATAAATTTATAGATCGAGAAATCGGTTTCGTAGATTTAGGGTGGTCTAAGTTTATTATTGAGTTGCATTCTGACCTACACGATGGAGAGCAGAAAGTAGATGGCCTCTGTGACTGGGATGAGAAAAAAATAAAATTAGAGATGAATCTCTCGGACATGGATGCAAGAGAGACTATAATACACGAAATCTATCACTGCATGCTGGAGAGTGTAGGGCTGGATGAAAGAAATTTTGATAATCAAAAAATGATATTGACAAACGAGCAGCTTGTAGTATCCTTGTCGAAGCAGACTATGACCCTGCATCATCTTAATCCCAAACTATTCGCAACAATTTATGCTTGATCCTAACAATATTACTCAGGAGAGTTATCAGAACATCATTAAGGGCATGGGCCAAGTGGCTAGTGATCCTAATGAGGTTGCTGATCAGCTTCGTAAGATATCAGCACTCTACGGCTACTATTATGGCATCATGATCAAGTCTAAGAGACTTCTAGATAATGCTGAAGCTGCCCTTGAAAACTACAAGTCCTCCGCTCGCACTGACAAACGTAGTGAGGGTGTGAAGTTGACCGCAGTTGCAGCAGAAGACTATGTCCAGTCCCTTGAATTGACTGGTGAATTAAACAATGAAGTTCTACGTCTCAAGGAATGCTACGGCTATGCTAAGGGTATCTGTAGCACCTTGGACATGAAGAAAGACATGCTTGTCCAGCTTTCCGCTAACAGTCGGCAGGAATCCAAGCTTTACCAATAACTTGTTAGCAACTCAATTGCAATCGATAGCCTAAAGGAGAATACAATGGCAAAAACACTAGCAGAACTAAGAGAGATGCACAAGAAGATCATGAACGAAGACAAGCCACAAGGAGGTGGCGGTCAGGGTGTATCTAACTGGGCGACGTTCCAGGACGGAGACAATATCGTTCGTTTTCTTCCCGGTAAGAATGACCCCCTTGAATTTTTTGTGGAGGGTGCTGTTCACAAGTATCAGAACAGCGAAGGACAATGGCGTAACTACAAGTGCCGTAAGCCAGCAGGTGAGAAATGCCCTGTCTGCGACTTTTACTTTGATCTTTGGCGGCGTCATAAGGAACTAAACCTTGGCAAAGACGCTACGGGTAAGAATGTGAAGTCCAAGTTTGGCGACATGGCAACGAAGATTAAGGCCAAGGAGCGTTTCTACGCCATCGGTGTTGTGCGTGCTCTTGAGGAGGCGGGCGAAGATCCGGTCAAGTTTATCGCGATGAGCAAGCAACTGTTCGACCGTGTCATGTCTGCCATGATTAATGAGGACTTCCAAGATGAGGAGGATCCCGATAACAGCACGATCATTGATATTGAACGTGGTAACGACTTCAACGTTCGTATCACGCAGCAAGGTCAATGGAAGAGTTTTGTAGAGTCTCAGGCTAAGTACAAGAAGACTCGCGCTGGTAATCCGGCTCAGGTTGCTGAGTGGATGGATAATGAATTGAACCTCCAATCTCTCGTCGAGGTTGGTAGCTATGAGGAGGGCAAGGAACTCGTCATGAACCTTGAAGCCTCTCTCAACCCCATTAAAACCGAGACGACCTCGGAAGCTCCACCCTGGAGTGATAACAAGGGAGATTTGCAAGTATGATGAGTAAGAATTTTTGGTTGACAGGCTTTTTTGTTACAGTGTTTGGCCTTCTGTGTACTGGTTGCGCGTTAGCGGAGAGCCTTTTCAAGGATAAGGTAGTGACCACCATCGGTAACGTCACTCCTGAGGGCCGTATTCACGCTGTGCCAGCCGATCTTGGCACGTTACCTCCTGAGGTAGCGGGTAAAATGGCTGCCACAGGAGAGACTGTTGTATTGGTAGATAAGGAGTTTGTTCTTGATCCCATGGGTGACGTTGTTGATGTCATGGATCCTGGGGCTGAAGCTCTCGACTCTGCAATTAGCATGGCTCTTGGAGGTTTGAATACCGTATTCCCTGGAGTTGCTGCGCTTGAAGGACTAGGACTTCTGTTCTCGAAGCGTAAGCGAAAGCACTATGGCGCTGCTGTAAAGGCTGCTGTCCCAGGTAATGGCAAGATGGAACTCAAGGACGCAGTTGTGTCTCTTGGTAAGGCCATCGGCGCTGCTCACAGTTCTGAAGGATCTAAGAAGGTCTTTGAGGACGAAGTTAAGAAACCTACGGCTTCGGCGTAAAAAACATGAGTGATTCTCAACA